CTGGACTACCGTACCGTCACCACGTTTGTAGAAGAGGTCATCTGCGACACGGTAAACAGCGCCATTACCGATAGAAGTGCTCACTTGGTCAGATAGTGACACACTCTTTAAGTTGGTTGCTGAGAACTGGTTGAAAGGCAGGTCTGCATTGATGTTAAGACCCGATGGAGTCACTCGCACACCTTTGCCTGGGCTGTGGTCATGAGCATCAACAACATCAAGAGCCGTGTTGACCTGTGTAGCGTACGTAGGGCCTGTCGTGACCAGAACCTCTGGGACAATCAGGCTCATGTTTGGAGTAATACTCATGGTTTACCTCAAAAGAATAAGATCGAAACTGTGCAAGTTGCAGATGCTCTCAATATTACCAGACTTGAGGGCTGTACGTTTGCCGTAGAGCTTTCCCAAACTACAGCGTTGGCGTTTTGTCGGATGATCTGCCAGCCCTGAATTGGTCTGTTCAATTTATGTTCAACAAAAGTATCAACAGAGCCTGACAGAACAACATTACTGACAATCGTCGAGTCTAGCTGTGGAAGCTTCTCAAACTGATTGAACGAGTTAGCTACGTTGTCTTGGAGGCGCTGTTGCAATGGGTCAGGAGTAAATATCTTTTGAAAAGTTCTCACCCATCACCTCACAAGATGACAGGGAAGAGTGCAAGCTGCTCATTGACTACAGAAAGGTCTGTCACGCGCTCTGGGAGTGCGGCGTCTCTTTCGGTTGCCATAGTGATAACTCGGTCCATAGCTTCCAACTGCTCACGCTTCAAAGCGGAACTGTCGAGCTCTTGCTTGTTCATGATCTGAACTGCAGCGGTAAGGATAACCACTTCTTCCCAGCCTGAGATGCCATCAATAAGCTGAGCTGATGTAGTGATCTTTGCTGGAGCTGGGATGTGCCACAACTTGAATGTGATGCCCACGCTTGGTTGAGGCAGAATCTTGATCTTTGATCCTTGGATTAAATAGCGATAGAATGCGGCAGCCGTTACAGCGAACAGGATGTTGTTGTAGCGGTTTCTTTCGTTGAAGTTGAATGGACGCACTGTGAGCGCGTTGTCTCCACTTCCTGAGTTATTCTGAAGCTGATCAATCCCAACTAACTTGTAAAAGTCAGCAGGCAAGTCATAGAACTGATTTACTCCATCAGTAATGAAGCTGTGCTCAGCTATGTAGTAGTTCTCAAACTTAGAGACGATAAGGTCATAGAGCTTCGTGTAAGCTTGATCGATGTACCTAATGATTTCGTCATCAGTCACGAAGTTAGAGCGCTCTGTATTAGAACGCTCTCTGATTCGGGTAATCAACTCTGCGACGGTAAAGGTGCGAGCCATAGTTACCCTCCGTACTCTGGGCCTTCGACAGCTTCCTCGATTTCCTCATGATATTCTTCATGGGGCATCATTTCGACGATACGGAACATTTGATGGAATGCCTTAGCCAAGAGCTCAGGAGACTTGCCTTCAGCAGCAGCAAGCAACTTGCCAGCAGCCTCTTGCAAAGCGATCTTGCCTTCGTCTTGCTCACCGTTCATAGATTCCAGAGCTTCCAATGACTCGCCACGAAGCTGAGCAGCACGGTCTTCACCAGCGCCACTCAACTTCTTAGCAATGATCATGGAAGCAACCTTCTTTGGGTTACCCATAATCATCATAATTAAACTCCCTTGCCTTGATCGACAGAGCTGTTGACTACAACAACCTGAATAAAGACTTGAGCGCCTGACTCTGCGTTAACTGCAGCGCCAGCAGCATCAACGAGCTGAATCTTAAAGCCTGTTCCTGCAACAACATCAGCTTGAAGAGCCGCTGGTGTTTCGAGAACTTGAACAGTTGCAGCTGCAGAAATTGCCGAGTGAACGATTTGAGCTTGAACCGACAACGCGCGTGTGAACTTGTCAGAAAGAACACTAGAATACTGACCAGCAGTAGACTCTTTTGTAATCGACGAGATGCCGTAGCCCTTAACTGCACTGACAGCGCCCGAAGCACCTACAGCGAGTGTAGCGTACAGCGTCACAGGTGCTCTTTCGGCAGTGTATTGGAACTGCTGATAAAGTCTGTTTGCCATTAGGTTAACTCCTTAAAGAAGGGCTCCGAAGAGCCCCGTTAGATTAGGCAATCTTGAGGTGCATGTTGTAGCCAGGAGCCGAGCATCCAAGTTGCGAGTAGCTGAAGCAACGGATTTGGAGGCTGTCTGCCGAGCTAGAACGGAGCATGCGCAAGCCGTCGGTGTCGAACAAGTTAACAGCCTTCTTCAAGGAAGCGAGCTGCCATGTGTTCAACTGGAGAAGGAATACGCTTCCCTTTGGACAGTTAACATCAGGAAGGCACTTGATAACGCCACGTGGGCCGTTAACCATGAGTGCAGTGAAGCCAATTGCTCCATCAGCGCCAGCCTTAACTTGATCATACTGAACTTTGGAACCGAGAGCCTTAACCAAGTTACTCCAGTCAGCGAAGTTCATGAATGCATAGTCAGGTGAGCCGCCTTCACGACCAACCAAGCTTGCTGCAGAGATGAGAGCTTCTTCGATTGGAAGAGCTGTACCGTCATACACCAAACCGCCCAAACGAGTTGCATCAGCAGAACGAGTCACGCCGAAGAACGAGCCAGAAAGTTTAGTAGCGCGGTCATCGTAGGGCAGCCATGCCGACAAGCCTTTAAGGGCAGCGTCGTAGTCACCAGCAACGAAGATGAAGTCAGCAGCAGCGAGGCCCGTGATTCCAGCTGTAGCGAGTGTGATGATTCCGTTGATACGATCAACAGCGCTAATGACTGCAGAACCAGCACGGAGTGAACCGCCGCCGTCAGCAGTAGAAGCCTGAAGAGTCATGCCAACTTCAAAGTTAACGATGTCATCGATAACAGCCAAAGTGATGATTGTTCCTGTACCTGTGACTGTGCCAGCTTTACCAACAGAGCCCGAGCCCGAACGGTACAGCTTAGTAGCAACAGAACGACCAAGAGCGTGCAATGCACCGTCGATTTCAACTGTAGCAGCGCGAAGGAAAGCGTTTGCGTCGCCTTCGGAAGCCAAGATGACTTCGTTGCTGATTTCAGCAATCGAGTAGTCAGAGTTTCTTGTCAAAAGGAATGCTTTCAAAGCTGAAGTAGAGCTTTGGCCATTCGCTGTTGAGAAGCTTGCGGAACGGTTTTGAGGGTTACCGTAGATCAAAGGCATCTTCATGACTTCGCCACCGAATTGCTCATATTTCGGCATAAGAGCCATCAAAGGGTTGCTTTGGTACGTAAGGTTCTCAATTTTGTAGTCAGGATAGTGCTGCTTAAGTGCTGCACTAAAGGAAACTAAGTCTAAAGCCATGAGTGTAACTCCTTAAAGTTAAGAAAATTTGATCAGACTTGCGGCAGCTTTGAAGCGTTCCTCTTCCGATGGCCGTCGGTGTTGAGGTGTCGCTGGTTCAGTGCTGGCTCGCATTGCGTTTGTCAGAGTGGTGGAGCCTGACGCTCTAGGCTGGGTTACTTGTGCCTGTGTCGATGACTTATCTTCCTGGGGCCCGAACTTAGCCTTAACCTTGTTCAAGCCCAACAGCTTTGGAAGCTGCGATTCAAGATGTTCTTCAACGAGTTTACAGGCATCCTCGAATGACAGGAGCTTGGCACTGCCTAACTTCTCTGTCTCTTCGTAGTGAGCCTGTATGACCTCGAATACCGTCTCTGCAGCTTCGTTAGCCTTGATGAGTTCATAGTCGCTGCTGTCTATAAACTTTGCAAGGTTGTCCTTAAAGCCTTCAACGGTCTTTTGACGAGTTGCCTCTAATTCTTGCTCTTTTGCTGATTGCTCAGCTTCCTTCTTCTGATTCTCACGTTCTTCAAAGGCAGCAAGCTTCTTCTCAAGTTCAGTGAGCTTATCTACAGGTTGTCCGTGGCTGAGGAGAGCTTGAGTCAGATCGTCGTAGCTCACACCGAGCATCTCAAGAGCGTCGAAGGGGTTTTCCTTCAGCTTAGACTTGCGAGACAGAAAGCCATCATACTCAGCTTTCATCTTCTCTATCTCAGCCATCTTAGTCTTGAGCTCTGATTGAGCCTGTTGAAGCGCGCGCTCCTTACGGGTGAGTCGCATGAACTTGTCAGCAAACTCATCCTGGGGAGCTTCTTTGATTTCGGTAGACTCTACTGTTTCGACTGAAGCTTCTGTTGCTTCTACCGCGGGTGCGCTAACTTCACCGCTAATACCTGTCATCATCTTAGACTCCTAAACCTGGTGGAAGGGCTCCTGCTGGAGCTTGTTGAGCTGCTGGTTGTGCTGCGAGCTGACTTTGAAGAAGCTGCTGAGCTGGAGCCGTTGGCACCGGTGGCTGAGTCATCTGAGCAACCATAAGCCCGCAAGCGTCGATGAACTGTCGAAGCAAGTTAAGCTTATCTTCTTCCATCCCGCGCACCTGTGCGTCGCAATAGTAGAGTTGTGCCATGCGTTGCATCTTATCTACAGGCAGATACGGCTCTGGTGGAATGTAGACTCCACTTTCTAGCATCTGTTCAATCAAGCGTTGGACTATGCGTGTAGGCGCTACGGCAAGCCCTGTGTACTTGTCGAGGTCTGGGAAGTCTAAGAGCTCTTGAGCTGTGTCAGGGTCAATCATGCCCATTTGCATAAGTTCACGAATAGACTCAATGCGTGCACCAGGTTGGTCTGGAAGTGCAGAAGCTGGGAAGCACTGCATCACATATTCGTCGTCTTGGAGATCAATGTCATTCCAGTCAAGTGACTCGAGTCCATTCTTACGGTCAAACGCTTTACTTGGAACTGGCTTACCTTGGGCAGCGAGTGCTTTTGCTTCATCGATGAACAGTTGAGCTACGTCCAAGTGGAACTGCTGATACTGGTAAGAGGTGAGCGCGAACCTATCAGACTGGATGTCTGTCATCTCACGAAGCGCACGACCACTTGCGTTAGCGCCGAGAGGATTTCTTGAAGCAGCCGCAAGCTGGCTAACTCCAATGATCTCATAGGCCCTGTTGTATAGCATGTTAAGTTGGTTGAAGAGCTCTGGCGCAACAGTCTGAGCCGTCTGGATGACAGGTGGAGTCCCGCGATACTTAACAATCCCGCCAATCTCATTGGTAAGCTGGTTGATGTTGACTGAAGATCCTTCTTCAATGAACACGCGAGGGTTTGATAGAAGTCGCATGCTTTGCTGCATGTGCATAGCGAGTCGGTTGATCTCAATTTGGATACCAAGGAGATCTTCAGTGATGGACGAGCCATAGAACCCCACAGGTTGAACGGTGTAGCGGATAGCTGCAAACGGAAAGCGTTGGCGCTCGTAAGGCTCAGAGACAAGTGATCCAGCATCTGTTGCAAGGATGTGAATCCCATTCTCACCGTTGCTGTCAGGCAATCTCCAGCCTTCTACAACCTGCACTAGCTCACTGGGTGTAAAGCTAGAATGACCTTGGACGCTCTTAGACTTGTTGATGATAGCTATCTTCTCAGGGTCATGAGCAAACTTCTTAAGCAAAGTAGACTTAGACACAAAGCGACGTTGGTACATGCACTCTGGAGTGCCGTAGTAAGCGTCATTGAGGTCTACGAGCATCTCATCAGGAAACACTCTCTCTGCACAGATCTTCCCATTCTCTGAGTAGACCTTCACAAAGCCAGTTCCAAAGATTGCAGCGTCTCTAAGGGTTAGAGGTGCAGTCTCATGCACACGTGCACCGTAGAAAGCACCCTTCATCCACTTTGTAAGCTTCTCAGCTTGGCGTTGCTTAGACCAAGGCGCTCTTGAGGTGAGGAACGTAGGAGCAATCCTGTCCTTAGCCATCTTTGAGATGAGTGTGTCGATGCCTGACTTGATAACGTTCAGGGTAAGTCTGTTCTGTCTAGCGACACCAATGTTGCCTGGTGTGGACGAAAGAACGTAGTTAGCAATCGAGAGACCTGTGATCTCTTGGTTGTTATACAGCCTCAAACATCTCAGGTTGTTCTGTTGCACTCCCATCTGATTGGAGTCCAAGGTCTTCATGAGTCCAAAAAGATATTGGGCCCGTTGTGTATCGTTCAGATCTTCGTCGAACCACTGTTTGCCTCTCATGAGTTCCATTGATCATCTTCCTTTGTGCTCTGAGGAATGCCGTAGGCTGCATCAATATCAGATAGGGTAGCATAAGGGTTGAGACCTGGTAGCTGTGGCTCAAATTGTGCCACCAAAGGCGCGTGCTGTGAGAGCTGTACCAAGAAGTCCCCATCCTTGAGTACCTCGGCGTTGTGCTTACGCATGATAGTGAGCAGTTCGTCTAACTGTTTAGGCTCGATCATATCAGAAACTCCTCTTCACGTTGTTCGATTCTATACTGTTGTTCGATCTCTTGACGCATTCTCTCTTCATTAGCTTTAAACCAGGCATCTGAGTTGGGTGCAGGTTGGTCTGATGGGGTGACGTTCAGATAGTGAGTAGACTCACGCCAAGCGTAGAGGAAAGCGTCACACCTGTGGTTTGCAAAGCGTGGATCTTCAATGAACCTACCATCCTTCTCTTCATCCCACTGAAGTGCTGTTATCTCTTCTATAAAGTTTATCTCACTAGGCAGAACTTGGATCTTACCCATCCTAAAGTCATCGTTACAGAGCTGTATGTACTCTGCCTTCTGAGTCTTCTCTGCTGGGAACACTGGGACACCATAGCGCTTACGAAGCTCTGCAGCTATCTGCTTACCTAGCCCACCTGTATCTGCCACAATTCTCTGGAATGACTTGTAGCGTGACTGTAGCTCACCAATCACCTTGATGATGTCTGTGATGATCATCTCACTCTTGGCGTAGGTCTCCACTACGTAGAGCTTAGGATCATCTGGGCGGTAGCCTACGACTACAAAGGCAGTCTCATCGTCATAGCCAAGGTCAATCCCTAAGATGTAATCAAGCTTGTGAGGAACAGTTAAGGCTATATTGCGTTCTCTACTGAAAGCGTAGACCTGTGAATCTGTAGAGGCACACCATTCACCAAGCCATTCTCTTCTGAATGCAGGTGTATCTTGAGTCCAGCTTCTTTCCTTCATGCGCGCCTGTAGCCATTCTCCAGCATGTGGCACGAAGGGATTGTTAAGCACTGTCCATCTGTGAACAGAGTACGGGCTATCAGACTTAGTTGTAGCCTCGTAGAAGAGCCCATTAAGCTGATTAGATGGTGTTCCTATGAGCGCTAGAGTGCCGTTCATATCAAGTAAGGCTGGCTCTATGACTTCTTCCACCATCTCTTTAAAGTGAGACCTAAAAGACGCGCACTCATCAAGGATGACTAAGGGAAACTTCTGACCACGAAAGACTTCAGCCGTGGCTTCATCGTTTGCACCTGCTAAAAAGATGTCAGAGCCATTCTTCAAAGTGATTCTAAGTTCTGTAAGGTTTGGCTGATCTAGCACGTAAGGACGTGTGAGCTCTAAGAGAGTCTTCCAAGCAATGCGCTTTGCGTGACCTCTTGTGAGTGCAACATAGGGAACAGAACAGTTTGGCTTACGTAGAGCCTCAGCAACAACGTATGAGCAAGCCATGTGAGTCTTACCTGCCCGGCGTGAGCACAATGCAGCCTTGAGCTTCCTAGAGTCATTGATGAACGCTGCCTGCTGTTGAAATAACTTAGGCTTAAAGACAAGACTCTTTCGATGCTTCGCCTCTAGTTCCAGCAAAGCTAAAAGTTCCTTCTCCTTCTTTTCGCGCTCAGCTGGAGTCACTACCAAAGTTCCTCTGTTGGCTTTGCAAAACAATCAAACGCGCCTGAGTCATACAACTTCTGAATCTCTTCTCTAACTGGCACCTTGTTGAACCGACGCCATACAACTTCTGTACGCTTGCGGTTCTGATCTGCTTCATCTGCCTTCTTTGAACGGTCATAGCCAACACGGCCACGGCTTGATGCTGTTGCTTCAAACTCAAACCGTTCCCAATCTTTTGGCATTTCTATCGGTTGATTATAATTGGACAAAATGAAGCTGCCTTGGCAAGCGTCCAGGGTGTTTACCAATGCCTGGAAGTCTTCCATTGTGTAACCTTTGTAGCTGCCGCAATGAGTGCCAGGATAAGGCGGATCGCAATAGAAAAAGGTTTGTGGTGAATCAAATTGCTTAATGACTTTGAGCGCATCGTCACAGGCAATGTGAACAGACGCCATGCGGTCGAGGTACTGCGGTAATTCTGCGATCTTGTTGGCCCATGTTGCGCCGTCATTGGTGCCGAAAACAGCGCGCCGCCAACCACTATTTAATGTGTGTGAGAAACTTTGTTGCACGTTGACGTAATACCGACGCGCTGCCTCAAGTTTGTCTTCGCAGTATAGTTCCTTGGCGATTTGGTGTTCGTGTTCGCTGTACAGAGTGAATTGCAAGGCATCAACCAACGCTTGGCCGTTTTCCCTCAGTTGCTGGTAAAAGTTAATCAGCCTTTTGTCGTGGTCATTTATAACTTCGCGGTAGTGATCACGATTCGTCACCTTTGGCCAAGGCTTTGCAAAGAAGATTGCCGCGCCACCGCAAAACGGTTCGACGTAAACTGTGTGCCTTGGAATGAGTGGCACAATCTTTGAACTCATGCGCTGCTTTCCGCCGTAGTAGCTAATGACTGGTTTCATCCTTAATAACCTCTGCCTCAATGGCTACGTCTATCACCTGAGCATCCAGCTCTTGTTTGAGCTGTGCTATGCGTTTGGCTCTGTCATCTGGAGAGAGACTGTGGATGTGCTGAACTTCACCACTCACCTCTACCTTGTTTGTCTCTCTCAGACCCATGATTGTTTTATGTAAGAAGATAGTAGCGGCAGTAAAGCCTGGATGGTCAGGATTAGAGAGAATCTCTTTCATCGCCCATTGTGCTTTAGGTATGAGATGTTCAATGTGGGCCTGTATATTTTCTTCTCTGCCTTGTTTTATAGCCTGACGTAATTCGGGGTTCTTCTGCGCTAAGTTAGCGAGACGATTAGGATTAGGCGCTCTTCCAAGTGATTCTGCAATAGCAGTCATGGATGCACCTTCTTTGGCTTTCTCATATGCCACATCAAGATCTATGGGCTTTGGCTTAACGCCAGGTTTCTTCTTTAGGTGAGCTGGTTTCTTTTTGGTCACCCAGAGCCTCGTGTGCGTTAAGGAAGTTTGTTGAGAAAAGCGCTAGCAGCTGTCACCCAAGCTTCATCTCTTTGGCTAGGTGGCACTGCGTAGAAGAACCTAAAAGCTTTGTCTCTGTCAGCGTCTGAGAGCTTCTTGTCTGTCATGGCAGCAATGAGTCCTTTGACTACTTTTGAAAGACTAGCCTGTGATGGCTGTGCCTCTGTCGAAGTCTGCAACACATCGTTGTTGCGGTAGAAGACTCTCATTCAGCAGCCTTTGCAGCCTTCGCAAGTCTAGCCTTCTCGATAGGGCTAAGTTGTTTGGCTTGTGGCTCAGCGTAAAGCTGCAGCTGTGGAATGTTGGTTGAGGGAATAGCTACACGGAGATCTTGTCCTCTGTCGTACAGGAAGCAAAGGTTGTCTTGATATGTAATATCAAAGTGATCTTCATGGGCCGAATTGATCATTTTGCTGCCTATTTTCACGGCTTGATAGAAAAACACTGACTTCACTTTCATGCCATTCTCCATGTCTAAAATGTGGAACGTGATAGGTCTCAACCTTCTTCTTGTTGAAGAATCTTTGAGACTCAATTGTCTCGTGAGAGGTGAACACTAAGGGACGAAGGTTAGCTCTTTGTAAGAGCGCTTCTGCTAGACCAAAGTACCTAAACTGCTGCTTAACGTAGATCCAATGGATTACACTGAAGGCAGGATAGTTTTTAAAGACTATGTAGCCTAGCACGTGAGTGGGGTCTTCCACATCAACCGCGCACAGGGTTGTCGTAGTGGCTACGAGCATCTTTGTGAGAGGCTGGTGCATTCCAAAGAACAGTGACTTTGGCATGTCTTTGAATGATGGACAGAGATGATAGGCCCCCTTCAACCAGCTTGAGAGGATGAGCTTATCATCAAAGGCATCAGCTATTCGGAACTGTACTTTGAGCTTCAAGTTCTTCTCTCAATTCTACCCAGCGTTGTGCGATTCTACGAAGTTCAGCGTTCAAGGTAACTGCAGCGCCTTCGCTCGCAGCTTTGGCTTCTTCGATCTGCTCTTCGAGTTTGGCTTTGATGAGACTGGCTTGTCTTTCGACGAAGTTGATCTCTTGGCTCGTGTGCCCGTACTTTGTGCAGAGGTCTGCGTACTCTTTGTCGATTTCTTCTCTAGTGCGCATGGGTTCTCCAATGTGAGTTTTCCGTAGAGTGCGATGCAAGCGGCATCAACTAACCCTGAGTGAGGCTTGCGGGCTTTGCCGAGGATGAAGGTGCTTTCAGGGAAGTGTGTCAGAGCTAAGTTGAGGGCTAGCTTCTTAGTGGCATCTCTAGACCCACCTAAGACGCCCATAGCGCGTTGCCACACCTTGGGTGGTACTTCGGTGTAGGGAATGTTGTTAAGATCAAGTAGCGCGGTCAAACGACCGTAATTTGAGCCTATCGTCATTGCCGACTGTCCACCTTCAAGTCCATTGAGGAATGGCTTCTCGATATAGACGTGCTCTGGCTGAAACTCTGTGATGAAGATTTGAATAGGATGGATGAGCAGAACTGAATTGAGGCCAAAGAATGGTCTACAGAAGGTTCCGGTGTCACCGATGAGGAAACATCCACCTGATAGGCCGG